ACACCATTTGGAAATACTGCAAATAGACCATCAAACCCAGAAATTGGAAGAACCTATAATAATGGAGAAACTGGCGTAACAGAAATTTATACTTCAGCTGGTTGGGTAGCAAATAGTGCAACACCAGCAGTTATTTCAATTGGAACAGCTACAGATATAGGAACAGGACGTGCATATTCTTCAACTGGAGCAGCAGCAACAGTTGAATTTACTACAGGAACTGGAGGAGGACTTTCTTCTTCTTACAGAATTAATGCATCTTCAGATTCAGTTTTTGCAACTGGAACATCTTCTCCAATTACTGTGACTGGATTGACTCCAGGCTCAACATATACTTTTTCTGGAACTTCAACTAATAATTTTGGAACTTCTAATGCAAGCGGAAATTCAAATCAAATTACTGCGACAACAGTTCCTCAAAGTCCTACACCAGGAGTTTCGGCAATTGTTACGGGAACAAATTTTGGATCATCACCTTCAGTAACATTAGCATTTACTGCTGGCAATACTGGTGGCAAGACCATTACAAATTATAAATATTCAACGGATGGAACTACATATACTGCATTTTCTCCAGCGCAAACAACTAGTCCATTGACAGTATCTGGACTAACAGCTGGAACTTCATATACTTTTTACACTAAAGCAGTTAATGCAAATGGAGATTCTGCGGCATCAACTGCATATAGTTCAGTGACAGCTGCAACTAAGCCACAGATCACTGTTGGAACTCCAAGTATAACAAGTCCAACAGTAGTATCTATTCCATTCACAGCAAATACTGGAGGAAGCGCTTTAACTGCAGTTACAGTAACATCTTCTCCATCAATTTCATTAACATATAGTGGAACAACCTCACCAATATCTGTTACTGGAGCTTTTGCTAACAACACATCGTATACATTTACATTAACAGCAACAAATGCAGCTGGAGTATCATCAACATCAACAACTACATCTGTAATGCCATTACAATTAGTTACATTGACTTCAGGATCTTCATATACAGTTCCAGCAGGTGCGTCAGTAATTGAAGCATATGCCGTAGGAGGTGGAGGAGGAAACTCTTATGGTTATGGCGGCGGTGGAGGTTCAGGAGGAGTTGCTTATAGGCAGTTCTCTGTAACTCCAGGACAAACTTTAACATACTCTATTGGCGGAGGCGGATCTAATCCATATCCAAGTCAAGGCACTGATGGTGGCACTGGAGGTAATACATCTTTAACGGTTGGCGGAACAACAATTACTGGCTATGGCGGCGGTGGGTGTAGACAAAATGGAGCAACTGGAGCAGGAATATCTGGTGGCTCAGGTGGCGGAGGAGGTTCTAACGGAACTGGAGGAACATCTACAAAGGGAACTGGAGGAACACAACACTTTGGTAATATAGGTGGTGACGGAGGAGCAGTTGCACCACAATCTTCATATTCAAGTGGTTGCGGCGCAGGCGGCGGTGCAGGGTCTGCTGGAGTTAAGGGCCGTGGTGGAGATGGAATGCAGTTCTTTGGACAATCAACATATTATGCTTGGGGCGGAAGAGGACATGGATATAATACAAATGTTGGTCAAGGTGCTGGCGGAAGTGATACATCTCCAGCAAATACTGGGGCAGGTGCATGGAGCGATAGCACCACAAGCGGTGGTGCTTCAGGCGTTATAGTTATGATTGTGAGGTAATAGAATGGCACATTTTGCACAGATAGATGAAAATAATATTGTTATAAATATTGTTGTAGGAGACAATGATCACCCAAATGGTGATGAAGGTTATCAAGATTTAGTAGATAACTTAGGTGGAGTATGGATTAAAACTTCTTATAACACTCATGCCAATACTCATATTTTAGGGGGAACCCCTCTTAGAAAAAATTATGCAGTTATTGGTGGAACATATGATGAAGAAAGAGATGCTTTTATATGGCCAAAACCATTTGCGTCATGGACTTTAAATGAAGAAACATGCACATGGGTTGCTCCAGTAGAACGCCCAAATGATGAAAGAGTATATATTTGGAATGAAGAATTACAAGAGTGGGGGCTGCATCCTTTAGAGGAAGCGTAAAATATTATGAGCAGAATTAGAGATATAGCAAATCTATTTAGTGGATCAACAGATGCAGCAACTGATGCTGAAGTTTCATCTGCCGTCTCAACTCATAATGCTGCAACTGATCCACATGGAGATCGTGCAGATGCTGCAACATTATATGCAACAAAAACAAATTTTCCAGCAGATGCTTGGATTGCATATACTCCAACAATTACTGCAGATGGAGGCGGATTTTCTTTAGGCAATGGAACAATTTCTGGTAGATATAAGCAATTAGGGAAAACTGTTCATTTTCATGCAAAGTTTATCTATGGATCAACAACAAGCCCAGGCTCTGGACACTGGAATTTCGGTCTGCCAGTTGCAGCACAAAATGCAAACTTTACATTTGCCGCTGCTATTCTTGATTCTGGTGTTGCTTGGTATGGCGGCATTGGAAACGGTAATTACACAGGATCTACTACGAGCTTTGCAGTAAATGTAACTAGTCCAAATGCTGCTGTATCTACTTGGGTTGTAGTTGGAAATGGCGGCCCTTTTAGTTGGGGAAGTGCAGATAATATTACTATTTCAGGAAGTTATGAGGCAGCATAATGGGTAAATTAATTAAGGTATGGAACGGAACAGCATGGGAAGATGTTTCTGTTGCTTTGCCTAATGGAGTTACAACTTCTGGAACTCAGACATTAACTAATAAGACTATATCTGGCGCATCTAATACTCTCACTAATATTCCTAATTCCGCCCTAACAAATTCAGCGATTACTATAAATGGTTCTTCTACTTCTTTAGGCGGAAGCGTAACAATTGTTACAGGACCAGCATCTTCTGCTATATCTTCAAATGTAACTTTGGCTGCTAATAATAAATATTTTGTAGATACTACGGCTGCTAGAACTTTGACCCTTCCCGCCTCCCCTACATTAGGCGATGAAATTCAGGTATTTGATGGAACAGGAACGGCAGCAACATATAACATTACAATTAACTCAAATAGTGGTAAAATTAACGGTAGCGTTCAAGACGCAATATTAGACGTAAATGGTGTAGGGGCTAGTTTAATTTATACTGGCTCAACATATGGATGGAGATTAGGATAATGCCAATTAATTACTCGCTTCTTTTTGGAGATGCAGCTTCACAAACATTTCCAGCAACTGCGGCAGGAACATATACCTTATCAACTCCTTTGGCGGCGGGACTATATGAAATTACAACTGATACTTCACAATCATCATTTACATTAGGTCTTGGAACATCAACAGGATATAGATTTACAGGAACAATTCGTGGCGGTAAAGGATATATTACAGTTCCAACAACATCTAATAGAATTGTTATTCCAGCAGGAATGACATACCCAGCAAATATTAATATTAGACTTGGTTCATATACAATGATGGCGGCCCCAACAGGAACATCAGTAACATTAACATCTGGAAATATTGGAACAATTGCATGGACAAATCCTTCAGGTTCTACAGATACTATTGCATATTGGCGTGATGGAACAAACACATCACTTGCAACAACTACATCCCCTAAAACATCTGTAACTATTTCTGGAGCCACACATAATGCGCTTGCATATGGCTTATTGGTAGGAAAAGATGCAAATGGAATAATCGGTATTGCCTCAGAATTTGTTTCTGCATCAAATGTGATTTTACCAATTAGCGGTGGAACTGCAACATATGTAACATCAGGACCAACAACTTATTTAGTTAATACATTTACTGGAACTGGAACTCTTAATGTTAATACTATTTCTAATATTGAGTATTTAGTTGTAGCAGGCGGAGGTTCAGGAGCTACAGGCGGCGGCGGTGGTGGTGGAATGTTGACTGGAACAAGAACATCGGCAGCAGTGGGTTCATTTACAGTTACAGTTGGCGCAGGTGGAGCGGGAAGATCTGGTGTTAGAGGAACTAGTGGTTTACAAGGAAATTCTGGAGGTTTATCTTCAATTGCATTTGCATCTGCGATTACTGCAGCAGGAGGCGGTGGAGGAGGTATGACGCTTGCTGCAAACGCTGCTCTTACTACAGATCAAAATGGAGCTAATGGTGGTTCTGGTGGAGGCGGTGGATCAAATTATAATACTGGTGGAACATGTTCTGGAGGAACGGCAAGCGCTGGAAATTCAGGTGGAACTGGTTCACCTAGCTCTGGAACGTCTTGGGGTAGAGGCGGCGGCGGAGGCGGAGCAGGAGCAGCTGGTGTAGCAGTATCAAGTTATGTTCCTGGTAATGGAGGAAATGGATTAGCTTCTTCTATTTCTGGAACTTCAGTAACTTATTCTGGCGGTGGTGGAGGCGGAGGTGCTTCTCCAAGTAGCACATACAGCACAGGTGGAACTGGTGGAGGAACTGCTGGAAGCACAGGTAATGTTGGTATTTCAGCAGCAGCAAATACAGGTGGTGGAAGTGGCGGCGTAAACGGTATACCTACTCCAGGTTATGGAATGACTGGATCAGGTGGTTCAGGAATAGTAATAGTTAGGGTGGCTCTATAATGGCTCATTTTGCAAAGATAAACGAAAATAATATTGTTGAGCAAGTAATTGTTATTGATAATAATAATGCTGAAACAGAACAAGCAGGCAAAGACTTCATCGCTTCCATCGGACTTGAAGGGAATTGGATTCAAACTTCATATAACAGAAATTTTAGAAATGAGTTTGCTGGAGAAGGTAGTATTTATGATCCAGTAAACGATATGTTTGTTATGGATGAATCTAAATATATTCCAACATTTTTTGATTCATGGCAGGGAATTATTGAGCCAACTAGACCATCGGTTATTTTTGACGCTCCTCCAAGATGTGCAAATATTTGGACCATAAGCTTAATTAATCAAGCTTTCCCAGATATATTTCAAAGATGGGGGTATCCAATTCCGCATTCGCCACTTTCGTTTACTGTAGTAACTCATAAATTTGATGCAATTGTAACTACAGTTCGTAATCCGATAGATTCACTCGCATCACAAATTGTTATGTTTAAAACAAATGTTGCAAATAATAGAGAAGTTAATAATTTAATTCAAAAACAAATTGATATGTTGCAGTCTACTTTAGATAACAAAAATAATGTTACAATTTTTACATTTGAAACAGCAACGCAAAACCCAGAAAAAGTTATTTCTGTATTAAGTAATATGCTTAACTTAGAGCCGCAACCTTTCGATAGAGAAACAGTATTTAATAGCCTTAATGAAGCAGCTCAAATTAATGAAACTTATAATGTTCCAATAAATAATCAAGATGATCTTGATTCGGCCAAAATAATTTTACAGCAAGAAAGATTTGCTGACTTACTCGCTAAGGCAAATGACCTTTATAGCAAGTTATTAGTTTATAAAGAGGCATAATGATTATACAAATTATAGGTCTACCTGGAAGCGGGAAGACAGCTTTGGCTACCGCCCTTAAAGAACGCATAAATGCAATTCATTTAAATGCAGATTATGTTCGTGCAACAATTAACTCTGATCTAGGATTTACTATTGAAGATAGAATTGAGCATGCTCGTCGTTTAGGTGAAATGGCACGAATGCTAGATGGACAAGGACATACAGTAATTGTAGATTTTATTTGTCCTACAAGCCTAACTCGTGCAGCATTTGGCAAACCAGATGTTTTAATCTTTATGGACACATTGGCAGAAGGAAGATTTGAGGATACAAATAAGATGTTTGAGGCGCCAACAGAATATGATTGGTCTTTCTTAAATCATAACTTAGATCCAAATGATAAGGCGTCTGTTATTATTGAAGAGTTTGATCTTCATGATTGGTCTGCCCCAACAACATTAATGCTTGGAAGATATCAACCATGGCATGAAGGACATCACGCATTATATAAAGAGGCGGGAAAGAGAACTGATCAAGTTCTTCTTGGAGTCCGTAATACATATAACACAAGTGAGAAAGATCCTCTTAAGTTCGATCAGGTAAAAGAATATATAGCCAAGGACGAATTTATGGATGGCGCATTAGTATTAAGATTGCCTAACATTACTAACATTGTATATGGCAGAGATGTCGGATATAAGATTGAGCAAGTAGATTTAGGGGCAGAGATTCATGCTATTTCTGCTACACAAAAACGCAAAGAGATGGGTATATAAATGTTAGAGCAGATAATTGGAATTATTTTTTCTTTAGTTATTTCTGTAATTGCAGTTTATTATATTGATAAAAAATGGGGAGGGCACGATGAAGGTAACGAGATCTAGGTCATTTGTAAAAGCCCTTAGCTATAGAATTTGGGGCACACTATCATCAGTTGCCGTTGCCTATGTAATAACACAAAATGCTTCTCTTTCTGTGACCATTGCATTTTGGGAAACTGTAGTTAAAGTGTTTATTTACTACGCACATGAGCGTGGATGGAACTATATACAATGGGGTAGGGTATAATAAAAGAATGTCGTATCAGTTAAAGGTAATTCAGGATCATCCAATTGGCTTCTGGCCTCTGGATGAAACTTCTGGAAACACTGCCTCAGATATTTCTGGGTGCGGTAATAATGGAACGTATACTGGATCTTTAACTACAAATTTAATACCTTTAATCCCTGGCGGAACATCTTCATCAAAGATTACAACAACTCAATATTTAGTTCTTCCAGTTTCAAAAGACTATTATGGTTCAACAGCAAGCGGCGGCTTAGCAGATAGTGATACCTCAGATAATGATTTTACACTAGAGGCATGGATTCATCCTAGATTCTCAACAAATAATCTAACTCCATTATTGGCGGATTCAACACAGGGCATTGGAATCTTTTGGGATAAAGGAAATATCGTATTTAAATTAAATACACAAAGAATTGACTATACTGTCCCATATACAAGAAAGTCTCTACATCTCGTAGCTGTATATTCAGTGTCATCTATGTCTTTATATGTAGATGGAGAATTAGTTGTTTCAAAAGATTTATCTTTATTTAGATTTACAAACTCAACATTTCAATTAAATGTTGGGCCAACCTTAAATTCATCAGATTCATTTTTAATTGATGCTCCAGCTGTTTATAGATATGCTTTAAGTCCTGAAAAAATTAAAAGCCATTATAATGAAATCCAGCCTCTTCCAGCAATTCAAATTTCATATCCAGAGCAAGGCGAACTATTTGAGTTTTATGATAATACTTTGAGCAAGCAATATTCATACGCTTACCCAGCAAACAAGCCATGGTCATATTTTTTATCTGATGATCTTTATTATAATAAGAACGATGACTCAATTGAGTTAGCGGTCTCTACAGGCTCTAAGACGGTAGTTCTTGATGACTTCCTCACAATACCCCTAGGATTCATTCTAGACTCGTCTAAGATAGAGTGGGACGGCGATAACGGGGTATCTATACAAACTAGTCTAGATGGAACAACCTATACAACTTGCACAAATGGCGGAGTAATTCCAGGGTATAGTATATCTAGTTTTAGCACAGATAGAAATCTTTATTTAAGGATAACATTTACTTCATCTGATGCTAGCAAGTATCTTCCAAAACTATCTAATTTATTATTAACATTTTATAATGACCTTAGATTTTATTCATCTACCTCTGGTAGCTATATGTCCACACTCGAAGGAACTTCAGGTGTCTCAGTATATGATATTTCTATGAATAACAATAATTACCCTATCTTATCTAGAGATCATAGAAATGGTCTTAGAGTTGCTACTAATTCGGGATTCAAAGTAAACACTAATAGTTTAATTAAAACCCTAGAGTTTTTCTATACTCCCGTCGCTTTAACTGTGGGCAGATTAGCCTCAAGCGCTTCTGGGGCTGGAGCGGCGTCAGAGTTTTCTTGGAACTCAAGCGGGGTAATTAGCAAAACAAACATTTCAGCAATATATGTAAACGGGGTAAGCAAGACATCTCAGACTAACGTATCTGGTCTATTTGAGGTAGGAGAATTACATCATGTTGTAATAGTCTACACATCTGGAATTAGTGGAGATATTACATTCAACTATACCTCATCTGGAAGCCCTTCAGCCTTATACCAAAACATAACTATTTATCCTGGTCAGTTTAACTCAGCAAATGCCTTAGATCACTATAACCTATATATTGAAAAGGCATCGTTAGTTTCAGATGATTCGTCATTTTCAATGACAGAAGATGGCGTTTCCATATATGATAATGACTGGACGGTCATTAAAAGTATATAATTTTGTCAATCTTTGTGACAAAAAGCTGGACTTAGGCTATTGGGAGTGGTAAAATAAAGCTCTATGGTAATGGATCTAAGTAAAATTAATAGCCAAGTTATTGACGAGGGTATATCCCTTGGCACATATGTTTGGGAGATGGAAGATGGCCGCTGGGTCGGAGATGATGATGGCAATTTTTTATCAATAACTTCAATGAAGGGTAATAAAGAGCGTATCAATCTTTTAGCAAACGCTGTTCAATCATATGGGATAGACTCTGGAAAACCAAAATTTTTATCAGGTCGTAGAAAAATTGATGATGAAGAGTTTGAGTATCAACATCAGAGACTTAAATTTGGATTAACTCCAGACCCACTAGATATAGGCGAATATAAAGATCAAGTTAGGGCATTGAAAAATGGACAAAATCCAATTAGATAATATTCCAGAAACTTTGAAGTCTTTAAAATGTTTAGAAGACCCTAAATATAAATCTAGTTCTGCAAATAGAAAATTTAATTGTAAGTGTGATAATTGTAGACAATGGAATACCTTAAGAAATTTTTATAGAAAAAATACAAAAACTGAATATCGTGAAAGGCAAAAGCTGTCTTCAAGAAAATGGAAAAAAGAAAATCCTGAATCAAACCGTAGGTCGGAAGCAAAAAGAAGAGCTGCATACAGTGAAAAGTATACTGAGGCTCAAGTCCTAAGTTTATACGGATACAACTGCAATGTTTGCAAAAAAGAGATAGACTTAAAATCTAATAGGTCTCCAGGAAAACTAGGTTGGGAACTTTCTTTACACATAGACCACCTTGTTCCAATTGCTAGGGGCGGAGCAGATACTTTAGAAAATGTAAGACCAACACATGGAATTTGTAACGTTAAAAAGGGAGCAAGATAATGGAACATGTAGAAGATCACGACGTAGAATCAGATATTAGAGTAAGTAATTCATCAGACCTTTGGATTCCAAATGTTCCTGTAACTAAATCAGTAGATGAGTTTAATGTAGAAAATGATGACATCCTTAAGATTTATGGAATGGGAACTTCTTTCCGCCGTAAAGTATCAAGAGAACTTCAAAAGCGTTTTGTAGGTATTGACGGCGCACAGACACAACAGAATTTATTACAGCAAGCCATTACTGGCTATGCCATGTTCGACCTTGTTCAACCAACATATAATTTAGAATACCTTTCACGTATTTATGAAATCTCCCCGTATAACTATGCAGCGATTAATGCTAAGGTTTCAAATATTGTAGGTTTAGGATTTGACTTTGTTGAAACACGTAAAACAAATGAGGCAATCGATGCTATTAATAGCGACGCTCAATTAGAAAGAGCACGTAAAAAGCTAAATAGATTGCGTCAAGATTTACATGACTGGCTTGAAGATTGTAATGAAGAAGAAACATTTAAAGAAACATTAATTAAATTCTACACTGATGTAGAGGCAACTGGAAATGGATACCTTGAAGTTGGCAGAACATCTGCTGGCAAGATTGGTTACATTGGGCACATCCCAGCAAAGACAATGAGAGTTCGTAGACTGCGTGATGGCTTTATTCAATTGCTTTACGGTAAGGCTGTCTTCTTCCGTAACTTTGGAGATCAAGAAACTCCTAACCCTATTTCAGGCGGAGAAGATCGTCCAAACGAAATTATTCATTTTAAGAAGTATACTCCAATGAATAACTATTATGGAATTCCAGATATTGTTGCGGCACAAAACGCAATGGCTGGTAATGAATTTGCTGGAAAATATAACCTAGACTACTTTGAAAATAAGGCGGTCCCAAGATATATTATTACAGTTAAGGGTGCTAAATTATCACCTGAATCAGAACGTAAGTTACTTGAATTTTTCCAGGTTGGGCTAAAGGGCAAAAACCATAGATCCCTGTATGTTCCACTTCCTGCTGATACCCCAGATAATAAAGTTGAATTTAAAATGGAGCCAGTTGAGGCTGGAGTCCAGGATTCATCATTTAATACATATCGTAGATCTAATCGTGATGAAATTCTTCTTTCTCACCGTGTCCCAATTAATAAAATTGGAACGCCAGAAGGAATTAATTTAGCGGCAGCCCGTGATGCAGATAAGACATTTAGAGAGCAAGTCTGTCGTCCAGCTCAGGATATTCTTGAGAAGAAATTGAATAAAATGATCTCTGAAATGACTGATGCCCTAACCCTTAAATTCAATGAATTGACTCTTACAGATGAGGATACTCAGTCTAAGATTGATGAGCGCTATTTAAGAATGCAGGTCATTACTCCTAACGAAGTTCGTATTCGAAAGGGCATGGTTCCAATTGATGGCGGAGATAATGTGGTTGAATTAAAGCCACAGCAACAGTCAGAAATTAGGACTCAGGCAAATGGTAATAGATTAAGAGATCAAAATAGACAAAGTAATTCGCCAGATGGTTCTGGTGAAGGCCGTAATGCTCAAGGCGATGGCAGACAAGTTGAGTAACCCTACTCAACCATTATTTGCCTTTTTATATACAAGTCGATAAAATTAAACATATGAAAATTGAGAAATCTTTATGGTCTTCAAACGGCGACAACCTCGTTTTGTCTGTTCCGTTCACAAAAGTAAATCGTGAAAAGCGCACAGTATCAGGTTTCGCAACACTTGATAACTTAGATCAAACAGGCGACGTTGTAACAATGGAAGCAAGCCTTAAGGCTTTTGAAAACTTTCGTGGAAACATTCGTGAAATGCATGGACCTACAGCAGTAGGAAAAATGATTTCATTTAAGCCAGAGACATACTATGATCCAGCAACAAAAGAATTTTATAATGGCGTTTATGTAGATGCATACATCTCAAAGGGCGCACAAGATACTTGGGAGAAAGTTCTAGATGGAACACTTGCAGGTTTCTCAATTGGCGGAAAGATTGTTGAATCAGACAATGAAGTTAACAAAGCAACAGGTAAGTCTACAAGATTTATTAAAGACTATGCGTTGCTAGAGCTATCAATTGTAGATTCACCAGCAAATGAATTATGCAACATCCTTTCTATTTCAAAGATGAATGGTCAGCTAATGTTTAAAGGCATTGCAGCAGAGACAGTTGCAGAAAATATTTTTTATTGCGAAGATAGCGAATCAGTTTTTATCTCAACAGATTCAGCTTATAACTCTCCAGTTACTGGTAAGCCAGCAACACTAATCGGATGGGTTGAGTCGGCAGACGTTAACAAGTCACAAGAGATAGATAAGATTCTTGATTCATATAAGAGATCAAGATTGTCGTTGCCTGAAACACAAACAATTGCAAAACAGGCAAACGCAGAAGGAGGTAATGAAGTGTCAGAAAACACAGAAAACACAGTTGTTGAAGAAACTCCTGTTGTTGAAGAAACACCAGCTGTTGAAGAGACAGCGGCTCCTGCAGAAGATGCAGTAGCGGACGCTTCTGCCGAAACTCTGGAAAAAGCAGCCGACGTATCAGAAGTTATGGTTGATGAACCTGATTTTGCAAAGATGCTTGGCGATCTAAAGGGCTTTTTCTCAGAAACTCTAACAAAGGCTACTGATGCAAATGCTGCACAGGTTAAGGCTGTTACAGAAACAGTTGAAACTTTCAGCAAGAGCGTTGATACTCGAATTTCAGAGTTGGCAGAACAACACGCTGCACTATCAAAGGCAGTTGAAAACATAAAGAACACAATTGATGGCGTTGAAAAGCGTGTCGATGCAGTCGAAGGTGATACTGCAATTAAGAAGTCCTCAGACCTTGGCGGGTCTCAGGAAGTAACAATCAAAAAATCAAAATGGAACGGTTCTTTCCTCGGTTCCGTAAATGAAATTTTCTCAAACTAAGGTAGGTAAAAAAATATGAGTAACGAAATACTAGAAAAAACAATCGCTGCTGGAACAGTCGATACTGGTGATTTCTCAGGTTCCCTTTCAGGAACAGGGATTCACACAGGTGCTACCTCTAAGGGTGGCCTACTAAATCCAGAGCAGTCTGCAAGATTCCTAGACTACATGTTTGACTCAACAGTTATCGGTAAGGTAGCTCGCACAGTCCGCATGAAGTCTGACACAACCGAGATTGATCGCGTCGGAGTTGGCGAGAAGCTTATGAAGCTCGCTACCGAAGCAGATGACACAGCATCTAACAGTGCTGTAACATTCTCAAAGATCTCTCTTACAACTAAGAAGCTTCGCCTAGACTGGGAGCTTTCAACAGAGTCTCTAGAAGACAACATTGAAGGTCCAGATCTAGAAGATCACATTGCTCGCATGATGGCAACACAAGCAGGTAATGACATCGAAGATGTTCTTCTTAACGGAAACACAGCTCTTTCATCAGATGCACTTTATAAGTCATTTGATGGTGCAGTTAAGTTAGCTAAGACTAACGGACGTGTTGTAGATGCAGGTGGAGCAGTAGTTTCACGAGCACTATTTAACTCAGCACTAAAGGCTCTTCCACGTAAGTATAAGCAGCGCAGAACAGATCTACGCTTCTTGGTTGGATCAAACTTGATCCAAGACTTCCTATATGCTAACAGCATCGGAACAAATCAAACAATTCCACAGGATATTGCTTCAAGCATCATCCGTGGAGATGTTCAGCCACTAGGTGGCCCTGCAGGATATGTAGCTCCATACGCATTTGGTATTCCAATCGTTGAAGTTCCACTTCTTCCAGAAACACAGACAGGTGATTACTCAGGACCTTCAGGTTCACATGGTGATATCCACTTGACATTCCCAAATAACGTAGTTATTGGTGTTAAGCGTGACGTAACTGTTTATCGCTTCTTCTGGCCACGTAAGGACTCAATCGAATATACAATGTATACTCGCGTTGGTGTCCAGATTGAACAAGCTGACGCTTGGGTAGTCGTAAAGAACGTTAAGGTCGCATCATAATTTAATTATTGCGAACCCGCAAAGAAAGGCCCCCAATTAATTTTGGGGGCTTTTCATTTTAATTTACTAATGCTATAATTAAATGACCTAGAAAAAGGAGAAATGTATGTCATTCGACACACTAAAAGTTGCAGAACTAAAAAAGATTGCAGAAGATTTTGCAGTCGACACAAATGGCTTAAAGAACAAGGCTGATGTTATTGCAGCATTAACAGAAGAAGGCGTGAGCTGGTCTGTATACCAACAGACAATTAAGAAGATTGAAGATGAGGCGGAAGAGATTTCCGAAGAGATTATACCTAAGTTTGACCCTAAGAAAGATCAGCCAGAAGACACTGTGCTTGTTCGAATGACTAGAGCTAACTTTAGATATGATATTATAGGATTTACGTTTACAAAAGAACACCCATTTGTTGCCATGCATAAAGACAAGGCGCAGGTAATCTTTGATAAGGAGGATGGTTTTAGATTGGCAACTCCAAAGGAAGTTCAGGAGTTTTACGGCTAAAACCTACTAAATGGCAGAAGTATATACATACAGTAATGATCTAGTTTCAACAAAAATATTTTGGCAAAATGATATTGTATCTGCCGATGCTAACGTCTTGGTAGATTTTTATGAGGTAACTAAATCTTTAGATCCTTATAGCTCTCTATCATCAGCGGTATCGGAAACATTAATATCTAGTAATTCTACAGCAATTAGATCGGAAACTGATAATGGAACATATTCTGTTGAAATTCCAAGATCAAGAACTACTACAAATAAGAAGTTAAAGTTGGTATGGAAATATTCTATTAATGGAGTAAACACATCACACTCAACATTTTGCGATGTTGTTACACCTTATTGTAATTTTGCTGAAGCTATAGAAGACTTAAATTTTGGAACAGATGCTTCTGATCCAGATTATAAGACTTATCATCAGCTTAGAATGGCAGAGAAGTATGCAAGAAAGTTAATTGAAAATTATTGTGGTCAAGACTTTTATCTCTACGATGATGTTTATATTGGATATGGATCTGGAACTAATTTACTGCCACTACAATATAAGGTCAATAAAATATATGAGATATACGCTAATGACATTCTACTAATTGATAATACTGTTACTCCAGTAGTTAATAACTGGAACTATGTTCCAATTATTACTGAGGGCGGATTCGGCTTAAGAGTTAATGAGGCAAACCGTTTAGACAATACAGTTTATATTGCTAATGGAATGATCCCTCCAACCGTCAATGATATTTCATACGGTGGAGCATTTAAGAATAATCAAAGATACAGAGTATCTGCACAATTCGGTTGGGCAGAGGTTCCTGATAATGTTGAGCAGGCATGTATCCAGCTAATGGGACATTTTTTTGACAAGGATAGAGCCTGGAAAGACCAGTATGTAAAATCAGTTTCTACATTTGACTGGAAGTTTGATTATAATTCAGATGTTCATACTGGAACTGGATGCTCTTATGCCGACCAACTATTATCAACATATGTAATAAATAATATGGTCGTGATTTAAAAAATGTATGGTCTTGTAGAATCAGTTATGTCTATGAAGATGGATATATATAGACAAAGCGAAGCTCAAGATCCAGACACTGGAGCAATTAAAAGAGAGTGGTCTTATTATAAGACTATTAATTGCCATGTTAAAGGAGTTATAAGCAACTCTGCAACAACAAGATCAAGCGATAGACAAATATTTAATAACAAGTATACAAATGAACAATTGATACAAGTTAGAACTACTGAAAAATTAACTGGTAGAGAAAAAGCTACTAATATAAAAGACTCTGCAGGCCAAATTATTTGGACAGAATTAGATTACCCAACAGAAACTCCAACCGTGTTTGAGGTTATCGGATCAACTCCAATAATGGATGCCTTTGGTAGAGTTATTGGCTATAGCTCAAATATGAAAAGGTCGGAGAATCAGATAATTGGACTCTAGCGTATTATTAGTTCAAGCAGCAAGCGGACTAGAAAAGTTAATGGTTGGCTCAAGAGGCAGTGTTATTAAAGATAGCACAGTTGCTCAGATATCTGCATTTGTATATTATGAGGCACAGGTTATTGCCAAACTTACAACTAATAAAAGATTTCAAAACAAGTTTAAGACAGTTATCTTTAATCAGATAGAGAGAGACTTTGGAGATTATATTGATGCTCAGTCAAGAGTTAAGCCAAAGCAACTACACCATGTTTATGAGTGGGACAAAATTGGAACTAAAGAAGCAAGACTATTTAAACTAAATAAGATTGATACCGCAGGACTATCATTTAAGGTTAACTATGAATTTAAACCATCTAAGAGTTTTGCTAGAGGCAATGAGAATTCAAAGCGCAGACATGTGTTTGTAGAAAAGGCATCTGTAATGGAATCTGGAATGCCCCTCACAATCTCTCCAAGGGCCGCAGAGCGCCTTGTATTCGAGGCTAATGGCTATACTGTCTTTATGCCTAAAGGGGCCTCAGTGTTCGTTAAGAAGCCTGGAGGAGTAGCAGTAAAGAATTCTTTCAAAGCAGCACATAAAGTATTCTTTACTGGTAATTTAGTTAATCAATCCATTAAGAAGTCTGGATTCCAACAATTGTTTAATAGCTCAATGACTAAAGCATTAAGAGTTCCTTCAGATATAAAGAAAGTTAAATATTCATTTTCTGCTAATACAATTGCGGCACAGGCAGACAATGCTCTTACACAATCATTCGGGGGTGCATTTTAATGGTAGATTATAAACTAGATGCTATGCTAGAGCTTCGTAAATTCTTATGGACAAAACTATTAGCAAATAACATATTTGACGCTGAGGAATACTATAGCGATAACCTACAGGAAACAATTAATGCCATTCTTCCAGTCCAACAGGCATCAGAAATGAATCAATTCTTTAGCGGAAAGAAGCATATAATCTATGACAAGATTGGTGCGGGATACGAAGACCTATGGGCTATTTGTAATGAGCAGATCTTATTTACAATATATGCCACAGATGTATCTGAAATTAATGAGATTAGAACCTATTTAATTGATGAGTTTAGACGTATGGATGAATCTGCTAGAGATATAAACCGCTGGAGCGGAATATCAAATAAATTTAAATTTTACAGTATATATATATCTGATCTATCTCCTACTTCCCCTTCTGAGGAACTCAAAGGCTTCTTTTCAGCCGATGTAGTCCTTGAGATGAAGTATTCTAGACACACAGACACACAAGGGCGATATATATAATCGTTTGCCTTTTTGTGCCGAATCCAGTATTATTGGATTTAGAGGAAAGGGCCTAGCCAGCCAAAGATTTAAAATATATTAATTTTTTTTGAAAACAGGAGGTAATACAACATGGCATATAACTCAGCCAAAAATATTCTCGTTGGAGCATCACCACTTTACGTTTCGGAGTCAGATTCGACTGTAACAGGTTATGTAGAAAACACCGAGCCAGGAGTTCTTAGAACTGCAACTGGCGCATCAGGTGCCAACAAAGACGGCGTTCCAGCTTATAGCGCATCTGCATCATACCGCACAACTTTAGATGCAGCACAAAATGTAGCAGGAAACGCATACCGTAACGTAGGTTACACAAACAATGGTCTTCAGATCACTTACAACCCAACATACGATTCAGTAACTGTAGATCAGTTGCTTGATACAGCTAAGCTGTTCAAGTCTGCAATGGAAGTTATGATCGCAACAGAAATGGCCGAAGGAACACTAGAAAACGTTCTAGTAGTTTTCGGACAAGGAAAGTCAACTCTTACAAATTCAGGAAACACTCTTGGACTTGAAGCAGGTTCTCTTGGTGTTCAGCCAACAGAGCGTCAGCTAGTAGCAATTGGTCAAGCACCAACAGTTACTTCTGCAACAACAGAGCGTATTTACTATGCACGTCGTGTATTGTCTGTTCAACAGTCACAATTCTCGCTTGCACGTAATACACCAACAACATTCCCAGTAACATTCCGTCTGCTTCCAGACGCTGCTTACTCAGGATCAGAATACGGAAAGATTATTGACCGTAGCTGGACTGTAGCATAATTAATTTTAATTAATTACAGAGGCCCCTGAGAAATCAGGGGTTTTCTGCTTGTATTAGTAATACCTATTTGTTATAATGATTTAGACTAGATCCTAGGAGGATTAAATTGGCAACTACAGTATACGACGTAGAAAAGATTACGTTACAGAATGGTGATGAGGCTCTTCTCAAGCCACTATCAATTAAGCAACTCCGCAAATTTATGGCGGCAATCTCTCAGACTGAGGGAATTGAAACAGAAGAAGATACATTAAACTTACTTATCGATGCTTGTGCAGTAGCACTAGAAAAGCAGCTACCAGAATTGGCAGCAGATAGAGATGCACTAGAAGATGCTCTCGACGTTCCCACAATCAATCGCATCCTTGAAGTATGTGGTGGGATTAAGATGGATGACCCAAACCTTCTAGCGGCGACGGTTCTGGCTGGTCAGAACTAGATCTTGCCGCTTTACTAGGAGAAGTTTTTCTTTTAGGTAGCTGGAAAAGCTACGATGAACTAGAAGACAACATCTCAATGCCAGAACTTATTCAGACTTTAAAAGCAATTAAGAAGTCTCAAGAAGAAGAAAGAAAATTCTTAGCCGCATTACAAGGTAAAAACTTGGATGAGGATGAAGAAAAAACAGAAGGTCCGTCCTTTGACGATATTCAAAGAAGGGTTCTTGGAATAGAAACGAATAAAGATGATATCGTGTCTCTACAAGGAGCTTTTGCAGCGCAAGCTGGTTTTGGAATCGGAGCAGGCTTAGGATACTCTAAGGAGTAGTATACATATAAATGGCTGATGAACAGATAGTCACCAATATAGTCGCTAATGCCGACTTTTCAAATCTTATTGCAGATGTGCATAGGGTTACAAACAGTCTATCTCAACTTCAGGAAAAAATAGGTTCAACGAATAAATCTCTATCTAACAAGATAGCAGAAATGAATCGTTCATTTTCAGATACATTAAGAAGCACTGGACAGTATTCAACACATTTCGTAAGCCTAACATCAGATGTAGAAAAATTTGGAAAGAATCTTGATGGCGGTAGATTAAAGCTAAGAGATTACTTTAGAACATGGCAAGAACATACTAAGACATCTGGCGGATTAATCAGAGATCTTGCTAAGCAACAGGTTCAGCTACAAAATTCTATATTGCAACCCCTAGGCAGAAATGCTCAGGGGCTAATGCAGTTTAACGTGCAGGTTCCGAGAGGACTTGATGCTGTAAAAAATAGAACAGCTTTAGTAAGACAAGAACTTCAAATCATGAATAAAGTTATTCAGGATGGTGGAGTTCAACTTATTAACTGGGGTAAAAATACTCAGTGGGCAGGACGTCAGTTAACTGTAGGTTTAACAGTTCCTATGGTTGCCTTTGGCAAGGCAGCAGCGGATGCATTTAAATTAGCAGATCAAGAATTAACTCGTTTAACTAAGGTTTATGGAGACATAGCTGGAACCTCAGCAGCAGAGTTGGCAAAAGTAAGAAAAGAAGTTTCTGCCACATCTAAAGAATTGGCTTCTGCGTATGGAGTTAACTTTCAAGAAACAATTGGATTAGCTGCGGACATTGCGGCAACTGGTAAGCAAGGTAACGAATTACTAGCTTCAGTTAAAGAAACAACTAGACTTGCTGTATTGGGTGAAGTAGATAGACAAGAAGCAATGAAAGCCACTCTTGCTATTCAAAGCGCATTTAAGCAAAACACGGATGAACTTTCTGAATCAATTAACTTTTTAAACGCAGTTGAAAACCAAACTTCAACAACACTAGCAGATTTAGTGGAAGCAATTCCAAAGGCTGGTCCAGTAATTCAAGGACTTGGTGGAAGTGTTCAAGATCTTGCTCTTTATTTAACAGCAATGCGTGAAGGTGGTATTAATGCATCTGAAGGTGCAAACGCATTAAAGTCAGGTCTAGCGTCTTTAATTAACCCTACAAAAGTAGCTACAGAAAAGTTCAGAACTTTAGGTATTGATCTACTTGGAATAGTAAATAATAATGCTGGAAACGTAACTGGAACTTTATTAGAACTGCAGAAAGCTTTAGATAATCTAGACCCACTACAGAAACAACAAGCTATTGAGCAGTTGTTTGGTAAATTCCAGTTCTCACGTCTTAATGCATTATTTGAAAACTTAGGCAAGCAAGGTAGCCAGACTCTACAAGTTCTTGATCTAATGAAAGCAAGCAGCTCAGATTTAGCAAGCATTGCTGGTCGAGAATTAACTGCTGTAACAGAATCTGCTTCAGGTAAATATCGTAGAGCGATTGAATCTCTACGTGCAGACTTAGCAACAATTGGTGAGCAGTTCTTAAATATTGCAACCAAGGTAATAACTTTTGTTGATAGAATTATTGGTGTTGTAGATGGATTGCCTAAGCCTATTAAACAAGCATTAGCATTAGTTGGAGCTCTTACAGCATTAGCTGGTCCAGTAATTATGCTTACTGGTGTTCTTGCAAACTTCTTCGGATATATTATTAAGGGCCTAGGGCATTTCAAAGCATTATTTAAAGGCGGAGAGGGATTTAAACTTTTAACACCAGAAATTCTTGCAGCTCAAAAAGCTGGAACAATGCTGGAGCAAACATTCTATAGCGATGCAGACGCAGCCAAGATTCTTTCAACAGCAGTTCATAATTTAAATACAGAGTTATTAACACTTCAGCAAAGAGTTGAATCAGGACAAATTTCAGCAACACCAGTATTTAATAGTGTTCAAAATGGATTAGCAACAGTTGGCGGTCCAAGAGTAGTTGATCCCAACCATCCATTAGCTGGAGATTTAAATAGAGCGCCCAGAGCATCTGCTCACATGAATCCAAGAGACCCTGGAGACCCAGCAACTATATTTGGTTTGGTTCCAGGAGCAGAGCCAGTAAACAGAAAAATTGGTAGAACTCCACAAATTTATATGAATGAAAGACTTCCAAATGTTGAAGGCCTTACATCGGTTGGAGGAGTTTCAACTGGAGTTGTTGCTGGTGAGGCTGCCAGATATCATGCTTTGATGGCGACACTTGGAATGCAGAGCAAGGCAGAAATTGAAGCTCTTAAGAAAACAATTGCAGCAGGTGGAGCAATTAGCACAGATTTTATTGCTACGTTTGATGACATACTTCCATTAACACAAAGACTTACACAAAATGCTGCAGCTCAATCAGCGCAAATTGTTGCTGAATTAAGGCAGGGTAAGCTTACAGTAGACCAGGCTAAAGCACAGATTATTTCATTAAATGCACAAATTGAAGCAGCAATGGGAGCAGAAGTTACAGCATATGCAACATCTGCAGGAAGAGCTATTGACTTAACTAAAGCACCACTTATTGATCAAGCAGTTGTTAATCAAGCTGGAAAATCAAATCTACGTGGAATGTTCCGTAAAGGAATATTTGGTAGAGTTATGTCAGCAGCAGGTCGTGCAACACGCACAAGAACTTATGGTGCTCCATATAATATTGAAACAACTAAGCCATCTCAATTTAGTAAGGGTGTAACATCAGTTGGTGTTCCAGGATATGCTGGAGGAGTTGTAGGAGCTGGAGTAAATCTAGGCAGAGCGGTAGCACAAAGATTAGGTTTAATTACTGGAAGATCATCCCAAGCTGCGTATAAGTTCAAATCAGCATTTGGAGTATTTGGCAAGAGTGTTCCAGGAAGAACAAGAGAACAAGTAAACGCATTGCTTGAGCAAAACAAAATGCCAACCAGTGAGTATATAAGTTCTTTAATGGCAGCAGGTGGCGGAAGAGTAAGAGGAGGAGCAGACTCCTTTATTTCAGCATTAAGTGCTAATGGTTTAATTGATCAACAAACAGAAGCATATCTAATGAATAAATTGTCTGATGACTATTTAGCTTCTATATCAGGAAGACAATATATTGGAGATTCTACAAACCCTTACGCTGCAATATCTAATAAAGTTATTGGCATGGAGTTTAAAAATAATCCAGAGATACTTTCTTTATGGAAACAATTCTCTAGACAATCTCCAGCATGGACTCCATTAAATAAATATAGAAGCACTTCCCGTAAGAATATTGTTTTAAATTTAAACGGACAAAGAATTGTTATTGATAAAAATGAATTTAAGGGATCCGCTAGCGGAGATACAACATTCTTGCATGGAACTAATGCTAAGAACTGGGGTAGAAAACTAGGTCAGTATCAAGATGGGGTTACAAGACTTCCTGGATACGGCGGCGGAGATATTATTCCAGCAATGCTTGAACCTGGAGAATCTGTTGTAACTAAGCAAGCAACTGCAGGCAATGAAAGTGCAATTGCTTATATGAATGCTGGAGGAAAAATTCCAGGATTTAAAAATGGTGTTGCTGGAGTAGGTTCATCTTATATGCAAGGATTACGAAATCCAATTGGTGGAGGCATTGTTCGTGGCGGAATAGGTCCTATGGGCATGGGCTCTCAGATGGCTATTGGTATGGGCGGAATGGTTGCTGGACAAATGGTTGGCGGACAAGCTGGAAATGCAATTATGCTAGCTTCAAACATGATCCCTATGCTTTCATTACTAAAGGGATTTGGTGGAGCAGCCCCTATGGTTACTAAATTAGCTGGGCTACTAGGAAGATTAACAATTCCTGGTGCAGTCATTGGTTCCCTTGCTCTTGGCGTTAAGCTATTATTAGATTGGAAGAAACGAGCAGAAGAAGCTGGTAAAGCAAATAGACTATCGTTTGGCGGAACCTCAGAGACACTTGCAGAAGTAGGATTAAAATATACAACTATTGCAGATAAACTAAAAGCAGTAAATGAACAACTTGCTCTTCAAAAGGCTAAAGGATTAGAAGCATATGCAGCATTGACTAATTCTGGAGTTCCAGGATTAACGCTTACAATTAAAGAATTAACAGAAAGAATTAAGCGAGCAAAGACTCAGGCTAAAGAAACAGTAGGTGCATTTAATGCAATTGATTCCTCTAAGGTAAGTGATTTAGCAGCATCATTAAAGCAGCAATATATCTCTGCTGGAATGAGTGTGCAAGAAGCAACAAACGAAATTTATGCAATTATTAAAGCATCAGATAAGGCAGATCAAGCATTATCTGCTATAACAACTAAAGCATTCTCTGGAATTAAAGATAAGGCAACTGCTGCTCAGTATAGTGTTCAGGCACTAGGAGAAACGCTTGGAGATAAGAATCTATTTAATTCAGAAGAGTTTGCTCGTGGAGTAGACAACATGCTAAATAGCATTGAGTCATATAGACAATCATTAGTTGGAACCAAGACTGGTGATTCTACAGTCACTCAGGCAGATGCGTTAAAGATGACACTTGATGAAATTAAAAAGATTAAAGGTGCAAATAAAACACTTGATGATGCTGCATTGATTGCAATTAAGCAACAAGATATTATGATGGGCGCAGTCCTTGGAAAAACAGAAACACTAGCAAGCGTCTATGCAAAGATGGCATTACTTCAAGCAGGATTTGGCGGCAATATAGTAGGTCTTACTGGACAGCAGGCAATTCAAGCTGCACAAGGCATGCAAGCGTATCAAGATTCAGTAGTAAAGGCATCAGAGGAAACCAGCGGTCCTTTGGGAACAATTGCCATTGCATATAATAAATTAAAGGTGGCAGCTGATAAAACATCTAATGCTTCAAAGAAAGCAGCTGGAATGACATCAGATGCAATAGATGCTGAAATTAAAAAGAGACAAAAACTAATTGATTCTTTAAAGAAAGAAGAAGAGGCTAGACTAGCTGTATTAGATGCTCAAGAAAAATCAGCTGACTTTAATGTTTCAATTCAACAAGCTCAGATAAGATATCAAGAGGCGCTTGCTGCTGGAGACATGGCTCAGGCTGCACAAGAACAATTAAATATTGAAAAAATATCTGGAGACAGACAAAAAGAATTAGCTAGAGCAGCAATTCAAGATAAGTATGAAAAACAAATTGAAAAGCTTCAAATTGAAATTGAAAATCTTCAAGATAAAAAAGATGCTCAATCAAAAAGTGTAGCTGCTGCACAAACTAGTGCCACAAATGCATTAGCAAAGCAACAAGCAATTGCTAGCTATAGATCTAGACTTGTAGGATTAGCTCAACAAAATCCAGATCCAAGCAAATTGACTGATGCTGAAAAAAAGTCTCTTATAGGACAAGTTAAAACTATATTTGATGAAATGTCTAAAGAAGGCGGAGTAATTGCAGAAGCCGCAAAAGCACTCAAGAAACAGTTTGAAACTGGGTCATTGTCTCCAGGTGTTGCAGCTCGTCCAAAATCAATGATTTCACCTGAACTAAATATAATTTCTGCTCTTTCTAAAGAAGGATTTAAATTAGCTGGAGCTACAGAATTTACAACGGCTGTAGAAGCATTTGGTAAATATGTTGCTAGCTTGCCTGGAGCAAAAACTGCTTCATCTAAATTTGTTGCTCCAAAAGATAATGAAAAAAATAATTTCTTTATTGGATATGATACTTCCTATATGGTATTTACAAAAGACGGTGCATCGTATCAATCCCTTGAGCAAAGTAATAATTGGAAAGACGCATATGCAGCAGCAGTTAAAGCGGGATATCAAATTTCTTATAGTAAAGAAAAGGCTAAAGGTATAAAGGATATAGGCAACTACTCTAAGCTTCCAGGAATTAAAAAGGCAATGGGTGGTAAAATTGCTGGTCCAGGATCTGGAACATCAGATTCTATACCAGCGCTTCTTTCAAATGGAGAATATGTAATTAAGGCAGACTCTGTAAATAAATATGGAGTTGAAACATTTGATGCTTTAAATGCAGGTCGATATGCAGCTGGTGGCCCAGCCAATAAAAATGGATGGCTTCAAAAATGGGCTAAGTCTTTAAGTGGAATGCCAGCGGCGGAAATGTTTGGAACTGCAGCGCTACTAAGAAAAATAGCGGGTATTGGGCAAAAGGGAGATACCCTATCCGCACTATCTGTCCCATTAAATTTTGCTGGTAGTGGAGCATTTAAATCATTAGCATCTCCTGCAGTATCAGCAGCATATAAACCAATTAATTTAATTAAACAGTATAATAATTATTTTAAAGCTAAAAATTTACTTAAGCAGGGAATGTATCATGGAGATGCATTAATGTCTTTATCAGGCAGATCTGTTTTGGATGGAACTCCAGGTAAAGATCCACATTTTGGTATGGGATTTTTTGCAACTTCTAATATAGATGAAGCAGAAAGATATGCACAAGGTTATGCTACAGGAATAGATGCCTATGGACCAAAACATCAAGTTAGCAAGATCCCATTTGGCAGATATATAGATTTTAATAAGCCAATTAAATCTCAAAGCTATGATCTATGGAAAATGTTAGGTGGAAAAAATTATGCATATGCTGGCCCTAAATTAGGCGGCATGATGAATAAGATTGGCGCTAAGGGATCTATGATGCCTGGAATAGTTTCTGGAATGAATGCGCCTAGAGGCAAATGGTTAGCTTTAAATAAGCCAAAGGGAACTGTCCTCAATGAACTAAATGGTTTTGCTAGAGGTGGATTAGTTGGTAATAAAAGAATGAATATGGGCGGACCAGTCTATGATATTCCAGCATACTCGATGGGCGGAAGAGTAAAATATAATGCTGGAGGTATGGCAACTTCTTCTAATGCACTGTATAATATAAATGTTACACTTAATGGAACAGATATGAATCCAAATGATGTTGCCAAGGCAATTGATCAGCAAATGAGAATGCGTGAAGCAATGAACGGAAGAGGAAGAAATATATAATGTCGTTTATAACATTACCTAAAGGAACCCTGCTGCAATTTGAGGCTAAGGATCCACTTGCTACCGTTCCCGCTACTACTTTAGGCTGGAGAAACATTACAGAGCACAATCGTGGGGAATTTACAATTACCCCTATGCGTATTGAAAGTGTTAAGAGAATGTCAAACGGAACATTACGTAAATATTATGTAGCAGATAAAAATACATTTAACGTCTCATGGTCTATGGTCCCATCATATAGAGCAGAAACAGCAGACGGATATTGGGGAGCTGAAGATTTAAGAAGATTTTATTCAAGCGATGAAGGAAAGGGTGCATTTAAAATATTGGTAAACTATGCTAAGGGTGGAACTAAGCAAGATACAGAACTGCTTGGAGCAGAACCATTTACTGTAATATTTAAAGAGTTTAGCCCAGTTCTTCTTAAGCGTGGAGTAAATGCATTCTGGGATATATCAATGACACTGGAAGAGGTATAATGATTACCGCTAGTGAAAAATTAAAAGATGTATTCTATAAATCAGTATCAGTAAAAACTGAAGTTGGTTGCACCGTTGAATATAATATGAACTCTTTGATTGATAATATTTCTGTAACAACTACTCTGCTAGACTCAGATTATATTGCTCAAATTAATGCGGCGGCAGGAAGCACTCCAAGAATAAACCCTTTTAAAAAACTTTTCCCAGTAGACACTATAGTAAGACCAAATAGACCAATCGTATCTGGAATCAAATATTTTATTTTGCCTCCAAATGGAACAGATTTTAATTATCCCAGCCCTAAAAACATTACACACAATCCAACATATCCTAGACTATATTATCCAGGAGTAACAACAACTTACAAGTATTGGATTACTCCAATTAATAAGAATGTTAATTTAAACATTGCTTATTCAAATGGTTCAACTAAATATGCGGCAACAAATAAGATCATTGTTAGATTTGATAAGTATCATGGCATGCCGATTAACTATACAGTTACTCTTACTAAGTCAGACAATTCAACAGTAGTTATTGGTCCGTATTCACCTGCATCTTCTGGCGAATGCATACTATACTATAATGGAACAACTTGGTCTAATATTGCTCCAACAGAACCAGTATCATATCCCGCCCCAGTTCTAATTAAATCAATTGCTCTTTCAGCTGTAAATTCAAATGATGGTGAATCAATAGCGGTGGTAGAAGTTTCTCCTAGATGGATTAAAGATATATCGTCAGACATTTCAAACTTTAGTATTCAGAAAGAGTCGTCTTCGAGATCAGATGGACTGCTACCAGTAGGAGAAGTCACTTCAAATAACTTTTCTCTATCTATCTGTAAATACAGTCAGTCAGAATTAAAAACAGTAAGCTATAATCGTGCCTCTACTGCACAGTTTAACAACGACATTATATACCTTGCAAAAAACGTTGAACTAAAACCATACATTAAAGTGTTTCATGCTGATGGCAATATAACAAATGGATCTGAAGTTTATGATAAGGTTCCACAAGGAGTATTCTTCATGGATACATTTAAAATATCTGAGTATGGCGATGCAGAAGCCAGCTGCCTTGATGCGACTAAGTATCTTATGGAAACAATTGCGCCAGAAGTTTTGTGTGAAGATTATCCAGTAACAGCAATTTTAAGAAGACTATTGGATGCAGTTGGATTCACTAATTATAATTTTAATCTACATGCTACTACAGAAACTTCTGTCCCTCTAATTTCACATTGGTGGACAGACGGAACAAAAACAGTGTGGGATGCAATCCAAGAGCTATGTAGAGATATTCAAATGAATGCATCAGTAGATGAATATAACATGTTACAGTTTTATAGCAGAGATTACCTATATAGCAGAACAACGCCAGACTGGAATTTTTATCATGAAAAGATTGATTCAAATCTTCCAAATATGATCACCTTTGAGCCTAATGATATTGCTTCAGCAAATCAGGTTAAAGTTTTGTGGCAAGTTCCAGTTAAGTCTAACTATGTTGGAACTTCAGGAGCTTTATGGGATTCTGCAACATCCTTTTTATCCGCAGGAGGATTAAAGTATCCAATTGAAGCAGCAACAACAGCTGCCAATACAATATTAGTTATTGAGCTGTCAACAATAGATACCTATGCTCAGCAACAGTCATTGTATAATTTTCAAGGATATGTCATGATTGATTCAGAAATTATTGAATTTGATGCGTTGCAGTATCAATATACTCCAAAAAATAGCACGACCCCGTTAGCATTTTGGGCTACATCGGCAACAGATTTAAATAAATATAAATATCTTTCTAAGACTGGATATGCAGACCCAAATAAACCAGAGACGGCATATTTTAGGCCTACTGGAAGATACAGGGTAAAAACAAGAGGAGCATTGGGAACTGCAGCGGCTGCTCATTCTGCAACAGCAGCAAGTCCTGGCGCAGCTTGGGATCAAGTAAAGGTGGTGTGGGAATAATGAGAATAGCAGTTATGACAGATGGAGGCAATGCTCCAGAACTAAATTATATTTCTGGGCCTCTTACCATTAATGAAATAACTACAACGTCCGTATCAGTAGACTTTAATATTACAAACATGCTTCTTCAGCCAACTAGTTATCAAATTACTTATCAGAGATTATTAGATGATGGAATTACTAATGATGGGTCATCTACGACAATAACTACTACTTCTAAACCAGCAGTTATTACTGGTTTGACTGCTAGCAGAATATATAAATTTTCTGTAACTGCTTATCGTGGATCTCAATATGGTAATACTTTAACTCATCTAGCATATCAATTATCAAAACCTAGTTATAGTGGTTCGGCTACTGCACAGCCATTAGATCCACAAAAAGTAACACCAGGAAAATCTTATTTTACTCTAACAAATAATAGCACTACTGGTAAAGAGTATACTTTGGCATATAGAAATTTTTCTGCTATATTCCTCCCATCTGAAACTATAACAAATTATACTGGGGATAACGGAGTTGTAGATTCAGCGGCAAATTATTCTACCAACTACTACTCATTTGGAACTAATTTAATTATGGACCCAATTGAAAAGTCGCCCAAGCAAGGCGCTGGCCTTGGATTTTTTGTAGGAGCAAATGGAACATCTGGATATTTTATTGTGATTGAGTCTACTGCATCTTCTGTATCATTAGATAGAAAGTCAATTAGAATTATAAAGGTTAACGGCAAAAATGTAAAGGTTATATCAGATACTCAAAGAAGTTCAGAGAGCACCTTTGATGGAGTCTATGGGGGCAGAACTTATGCTGTAGATGTAAAAGTTAAAGTTGATGCTGGAACCATAACAATAATTGCATATATTAATGGATTTAAAATTACCGCAGTAGATAAAACAGAACTGTCTTTGGCTAAGGGGCTACAGAAAGTCCTTGCGCCAACAGAAAGAGTTGCCCTACTGTCTACAAAAGGAACTACAGCATTTGACTATGTTTATGGGTCTAATATTAATGAGGAAAAATATAAAGACTCAAACTATATTATAAACTCTTACCAAGGTCAGTTTTCAAATGACACGTTAAATATGGCTTTTGGAGAAATTGTTTATGACGGGAACCAAGAGTTTGATGCTGTAACAAAACGAGGAATCGGCATAGATGAATTTGGAACGGTAGTAAGAGAAATTATAAAGGTAGACGCTAAGTTTGACAGTAGACCAGCATATCCAATTAAATGGTCAACAGGCGATAATAAATATGCTAAGATATTAGGATACAAGATTTCAAATTTTGGGGCATCAGCTTATGTTTTAAATAATACATCTACAACGATTCCCCTGTCAGACGGAGAATCCGCAAATTTCTATATATTTGGAAACACATTAGGTCAATCTGGAACTCTAGAATATAACACTGAGGATCCAGGAGAATATGTCCCAAAAGAGCCAGTCATATTTGAATCTAATTGGCTTCAGTCAGAGTCAGATGTAAAGTCTTTGGCTGACTGGATTAAGAATAAAGTTGTAAATCGTGGTAAGGTTATATACATGGAAATCTTTGGAAACCCATTGATTTCTGTAGGAGATATCATAACAATTATATACCCGTATCAAGGGCTTGCCCCTGGAAACAGCTCAATATTTATTGTTACTAACGTTAATCATTCTTATAATGCAGGATTGGAGACCAGTATTGTTTGTCGAACTCTATAGTCGATAAATGATATAATAAAAAATGGCAATAGACTCATCAAGAATTGGAAGTAAAAAGGTAGTAGACGGCTCACCAATTGTGATGTCGGATACAAATCCAGAACTGGTATTTTTAAGCCCTAAAAATGTTTTAGTAACATCTGGCGGAACTTTCACCTTTGATAAGTATTTAGGTGATAGAGAGTTCGCAATAATAGAGGGCTCGGATATAGAAGAGTTTCCTGAAGCTAAAGATACAGTTCAACTAACTGATATTGAAAGCATATCCTATGAGCAATATCTTCTTGAAGACGGAAGTAAAAAAGTAAGAGCAATTTTAAAGATAAGAAATTCAAGTAAGACAAAAGAAGACGTGATAGGAGTAGATGCTAGGATTGCAAATCTTGGCGCAAAATCATAATGATAAAAGGCACATACATATTTTACGAGGATGGCAAAGAAATTTGTCGATCCAATAATGTTATTACTAAATTCGGTAAAAGATTTCTAACAAACTTTATTGCTGGTAATATATCTAATAATCAGAAAGATATGGCAATTGGTATAGACTCAACAACTGCTACCGAAAATGATACCAGACTCGGTTTTGAATTTTATAGGCTGCCAGTGACAACTGGCAGCACAGATATTCAAACATCTGGAGGAACAACAACATATTCTGTTGTATACAAAACAACCATCCCTCAAGATGTATCTGGACAAATTAATGAGATTGGTATCTATCCTTCTCTTAGGTCTTCAGTAAATAACTTTGACAGCAAATTTATTTCAGACTTTAATGACTTCTTAGACTGGGAAACATCTATTGGCGGGAACCCATCTGTAGCTACAAGTAATATGAGAATAGGAGACAACGTTCTTACAATGTCTTCTAATGGAACATCGGCACAAGAATATAAGGCAAATATAAACCCATTAGACCTATCTGGATATAGCGTAAATGATTCAGTCAAATTAGCATATTATAAAAATGATGCAACTCTATCTAGCATAAAGGTAAGATTTTATAGTTCCCCAACTGCTTACTATGAGACAACATTCACTCCAGCATCTGGAACTGGATATAAAATAAGTTCCGACATTCTATTGAGCACAGCTTTTGCTTCATCTAGCGGAAGTCCAGATAAAACAAATATTAATAAAATCGGAATAATCATTACGCCTACATCTTCTAATACAACAAGTGTTGGAATGGACGGGCTAAGAATAAATGATGAGGATACCTTCGATCCAATTTATGGAATTATAAGCAGATCTGTTGTTACCCCTCTTACAAAGTTAGCGGGAAGATCAATAGACATTGAGTATAGATTGGACATGACTTTCTAAAATGGCCAACGAGGACCTATTAAAGGATGTATCTAAACCAGATCCAGATAATAAAGATTACTTTATTGTAACTATTACTGATCTGGATTTTAGTAAGGTATATCCTTTACAATTTAGATGGGTCTACAAAAATGATAAAAAAGTAGAAGATCAAGAATGGTCAGCCGTAAGAAATCTTTTAACTCCATCGGAAACACCACCAAATAGACCTAGACTGCAGACTGGAGATATCATTGCTGGCCAAGGTTTACTAAAAATAAATTGGGATGGAAAAGATTATCTAGGAAACAATTTAGAAAACTTTGATCGTGTAGATATTCATATTCAAGATGCTGCTGGTAATGCCTCCACCACATTTGGAGACGGAACAAAACCTACAGCATTTTTTAAAGAGGCTGGGACTAAAACAATTACTTGTCCAGCTGGAACATATACTGTATTCTTAAAAGCAGTCAGCCCATTGGGAACAAAGTCTATTGCAAGTTCTTCTTTTACAGTTACGGTAGAAGCTGCTACCCAAATAGAAGAACCAACACTTCCTAACGGATTAAGTGTTGTAACAACATCGTTTGGCTTAACCTTAAGTTGGGCTGGAACCTATTCTCTTAATGATACATTTACTGGATTTAAATCCATTGACGTTTTTGCAACAACTACAGATTTAGGCGCTTCTACAACAACAGGTTTATCTTCATCAAACTTAGTAGCAAATTTAACCATTAACGATACTGTTAATAAAATAAATATTGGCCTGGAAGTATTGAAGCAGGCAACCTCAACAAACTCTACAACAGTTTATACTACTGGAGTATATATATACTATATTGCTAAAAATTTAAATAATTCTGTTTATAAGGTAAGTGGTGTTCCAACATACACCAGAGTTAATTCAGTAGCAGTAACTCCGTCTAAGGCAAACTTTGTAGACCTGGCTAATGGAGTTATCTCTATTGAAAATCTTGTTGCTGGTAACGGACAATTTACAAGTTGGCTTCGTGCAGGAACTGGAAGCGGCGGCGCAAGAATTGAGTTAAATGGTGGAGCTTCATTTACAGATACTGGCTACTCTGTTCTTCCAGGACTATCTGTATACTCATCTGGCGGGACTCCAATATTCAGAGCTAGTTTAGACGGAGTAGTTTCATTTGGTGGCTATGCTCCTTCAGATATTGCATCAATTGAAACAACAGCAAACGGAAAGAATAAAGTATTTAGACAAGCAACAGTTCCAACTGCATTAGCGGCAAATGATATTTGGATTAATACTTATAGCGGAACTTTAATATCTGGTGGTTCTTATAAAGGCGACAATACAATTTTTGTTTCAAATGCCGCTGGAACTGGTGGATGGGTTTTATCCAAAGATCAAGATATTACTAGCGTAGTAAATAAAACTGTTAACTTTAACTCAGGCGGAAACATTGTCGGACCAATTCAAATTCCAGTAAATACTGGATCTATTTATTCTAGCAAGTCTTCATACGGCTCTGCAACATCTGGATGGTTCCTTGGATACAATGGCACAACTCCAGTAATTGATATTGGAAGCGGAACCAAGTATTTAAGGTGGGATGGAAACGCATTAACAATTAAAGGAGACATTGATGTTTCTAATATTACTGGTTCTACTATTACTGGCTCAAAATTTAAAACAGACTCTACTTCTGATGGAACTGGTGTAAATAGATATATAGAAATTAATGGAAGCGGAACAAGCGATAGAATCTTTTTTTATACCTCTGGCACAACAAGCCCAGGATATATGGCTGTAAGATCAGATAATGTTTTAGATATTTCACCGCCATACACTAACACTCAAACAAATAGGCTATCTATGGAAAGCGGCGGCAATAGTTTCCTTATTGGTGGAGCAGCAGATTCTTATATTAGAATTGGCACAACTACTGCGTATATTTCAAAACCCACAACTATAGATGGAACTTTACAGGTAACGGAATCTGGCGCTTCTGGTTCTTATAATGTAAAAAGAGTTAGATCAACATCGCTTACTGGAACTCCAACAGGCGGAGCAGATGGAGACATAGTATTGGTTTGGGCTTAATGTATGGCAAATTATATTAATGTCGGAGGCTCCTGGAAAACAGTAACAAATTTTTTTATAAATATAGCAGGGTCATTTAAAGAAGTAGTTGAGGGATGGATAAATATATCTGGTGTTTGGAAAAGCTTTTG